CGCCCGACAAAAAAATAGCCAAAGGGGAAACTACTTGACATGCCTACCTCGTTCGCTACAACTAGCGCATGGCCAACAGCGACGATGTGCTAAGACTGATGAAGGGTGACTGCTTAGAGCGGTTGCGTGAGCTTGCTGACAATAGCGTGGATTCGATTGTGACAGATCCTCCGTATGGATTGAGCTTCATGGGGAAGAAGTGGGATTACGATGTTCCTAGCGTGGAGGTGTGGGAGGAGTGTCTGCGGGTGTTGAAGCCTGGAGGTCACTTGCTGGCGTTTGCAGGGACGAGGACACAGCATCGGATGGCGGTGCGGATTGAAGATGCGGGGTTTGAAATCCGCGACATGATCGCTTGGGTGTATGGCTCGGGCTTTCCGAAGTCGCTGGACGTGAGCAAGGCCATCGACAAGGCTGCGGGGCATTCGCGCGCCACTGAATACGAGCCGAATTATGGAAACGCGACGTTCGGGCGCGGCATGGGCGGCGGAAAGCATGGTGCAGCCAGCGAGCCACCAGTCACCCCCGCCGCCCGCCAATGGCAAGGCTGGGGCACCGCGCTCAAACCCGCGCTAGAGCCGATCACCGTAGCACGCAAGCCGATTGTTGGCACAGTCGCAGCGAACGTGCTGGAGCATGGGACGGGGGCTATCAATGTGGATGGGTGTAGGGTGGGGACGGAAGTGATTACTCAGAGATTAGCAACAGTTGAGGGTGGGAAAGCTATTGGTGCAAAATCTGTTGGAGTTCCTCAAAAAGCAACTGGCGAAACTACGCAAACAATTGGCCGATGGCCAGCCAACCTAATCCACGATGGCAGCGATGAGGTGGTGGAGTTGTTTCCGGAAAGCAAAAGCACCCCTTTTGTAGCAAAGCATGCAAATAAAACCGACCTAACTTGTCAAATGATGGTAAGCCAAGAATACGCTCCGAATGGGGGATTTGCCGACTCCGGTTCCGCAGCCCGTTTCTTCTACTGCTCTAAGGCAAGCAAGAAAGATCGTGAAGGCTCGACGCATCCTACAATGAAGCCCACCGACCTCATGCGTTATCTCTGCCGACTTGTCACACAGCCTAATGGCGTTGTTCTCGATCCTTTTATGGGTAGCGGAAGCACTGGCAAAGCGGCAATGATCGAAGGCTTCCAATTCATCGGCATCGAGCGAGATGAGAGCTACTTTGAGATTGCTCGCAGCAGGATCGAGGCAGCGTCTGAGAGGTTGCTTTGACAACACTCTTGACATCCCCCCGCAATCTGCTACAACTTGCGTATGGCTAACCCATATTCATATGACCTGCAAGGACAAGGCGGGGGTCGTGTTATCACCTCTGCTAGTGGCGCGGTGACTGGCACTTTTCGTTGGATTCAAGTTGTGACTGACACGGTATTTAGTGCCTTGTCGTCGTCCAATGTTGCTAATGCGAGTGCGCTGCAAACGGTTACGATTCCTGCTGGTGTGGGTCTTGGTGGTCGATTTGAGGCAATTACGGTTACTAGCGGCGTTGTTATTGCGTATAACATCTGATGAGTCAATTTGCACAGAGTGGTAGTGCTATGGATGAAGCACAGTCCTCTGATGGGGACGGTGGATTCGTTGCTGTTAATCAGCGGTTGCAGTTGAACCAACTAGAGGTTGGTGAGGTGCGTGAGTCGTTGAATGGACGGATGGATGGATTTTGGAAGCCTCGTCGTGGCATTATTGCTCGGACTACTTCACTGACTAGCGGTGGCAGTCCGTTGCAACTACCATTCTTTCTGATTGATTCTGCGAAGACTATTACTGCGGCTAGTGTATCTACTGGGGTCGTTACGATTACTGTCACTGGTCATGGATTGACTGGCACGGCATTGGCGCGGATTGCTGGCTTGTCTGGCAATGTCGAGATGAATGGCGACTTTGTTTTGACGGTGACGGGAGTGGATACATTGACGTATCCTGTTGCTGGTTTAACTTCGATCACTGATCAGACTGGGACATTGTCTGGAACTCCAATTAACGATGATGCAAATGTCAATGTTCGGGCATCCTGTCTTTTCAGTGATCCTAATTCTTCCAATGCGGAGAAGGTGGTGTTGGCGTTGAACTCCAAGGCTATTCTTGTGGATTTGGATGGCTATTCGACTACCGATGTGGAATACCCTGCTGGGCAGACATTGGCTAGCGATACAGAAATGATACAAGCGTTTGATCGAATCTTCTTGTTCCGTGATGGGGCTAGGGGGTTTGAGTGGTTCCCTAATGGTCGTAGCATCGAGAGTGCTAGTCAGAGTGGAACTACCGTGACGATGCGTATTCAGGATCATGGGTTAAGCGTAGGGGATAGCGTGGTGGTTAGTGGGTTGACTGGCGGCACTCCTGCAAATGGGACGTTTGCGGTGGTGTCGATTACTGATAAAGATGTTTTTACTTACACATTTGGGACTTCTCAGACTCAGACTTTCGGAGTTACAAGCGGATTGCTGCGTAGCGGGTTTACGCTTGTTCCTGCTGGCGTTTACGTTCAGCCACAAGTGTTTACGGTGGTTGGCAATGATGGTTCTGCGTCTGGAGGGGTTATAAGCCTGACCGTGAGTGGCAACACTACCATTGTTGCTGGTGACACAATTGTCGTATATGAGACAACAGTTCCGACATTTAGTGCGATTTCTGGAAAGTCGTTCGAGGTATTGAGCGCAACGACTACGAACATTTCGTTTATTGCTCCTGTGGGAGACTTGGCGACTTTGGGTGGGGGGTTACAAATTGAGATTGGCGGGAGATTCTCTGAAGGACTTGGGTTTATTCACCAACCCGCTCCCCCGTGGGGTGTTTATTTCCAGCGCAGATTGTGGGTTCCGTTTTATTACCGACCTGCTGGCACGTTTAGTTCCCCGACTTATGCAAGCCGTGGAATTACCGACGAGATTGCTGTTTCGGATATTTTGGATAGTCACACGTTCGATCAGATTGCGAATCAGTTTCGGATTACTGGTGGAACTGCCGACTACCTTGTAGCAATGCAAGGATTCTATGACGACAAGCTAGTGGTTTTGAATCGCAATAGCTTGCACCTGATTAGCGGAACTACTGGCAGCTTGCAAGATACGCGGGTAACTGCGTTGACGAACGAGGTCGGGTGCTTGGCTCGCAGGAGCGTGGTAATGAAAGGCAATGCAATGTTTTTCCTGTCTGATGATGGCGTTTACGCTGTCGAGTTCTTGAATGACTACAACCTTCGTGGAGCAGATGAGCCTATCTCTAAGAACATTCAGCCCTACATTGATCGAATCAACAAGAACCTTGCGGGAGAAGCTGTTGCGGTTTTGTTCAATAATAGGTATTACCTTGCGGTCGCATTGGACTCCATGCCTGGAGCTAATAACGCTACTGGAAACAACGCGATTCTTGTCTTCAACTTCCTGAATAAAGGATGGGAGTCTATTGACACATTCGGCTCAAACGATTTTATTATTGAGAACCTGATTATTGGAAGTGCTGCCGAGCGCAATAGCATCTATGCCGTAAGCTCTCTTGGTGGATTGCATGAGCTAGAAGCAGCGGAAACGTCCAATGACATTTTGGTGTCAGGAAATAGTGCTACGAGCTTTCCTATTAACTCGTCTCTCACTACCCGTGGATATGCTCTAGGCAACCTTGATCGTAAGAGATTTACTGATGGGCAGGTTACGATGCAATGCGTCGAAGGCGGTCTTGGAGAGTATTTCATTTCTTTTGCTGCAGAAGATCCTGATGATCTTCAGCCAATTGGAACAACAACAATGTTTTTGGGTGGCGAGGTATTAGGCACTGGTTCTCAAAACGAAGACGAGACAGGCAACATCCGTTTCCGTCTTGGTGGGATTCGTGGGTATCTTGGCACGCTAACCTTGACACGCACCATTGGATCTCCTAAGATCACATCCATTAAGGTCACTGGTTCTGTGACAAATCGACAAATCATTTCCCAAAAATAATATGGCAGGAGTAGTAGATACAACTCACACATTTGCAAACAACGAGGTTATTACCAGTACGTTGATGAATAACATTATCGACGAAACGTTGTTTACATCTGATGCGTTGGCAAACAGCACACTTTCTCTGACTGCAGGGAAAATGAAGGTGGCGACTTCTGGCATTACCTCAAACGAGCTTGCTGTTAACTCTGTTACCACAAATGCAATCCTTGACGGGTCTATTACGGATGCCAAGATCAACAGCTCTGCTGCTATATCGTTGTCGAAGTTAGCAAATGGTGCGCTACCAACTGGAGTTACCATAGATTCCGCTAACTTAGTTAGCAGTAGCGTCACAACTGCTAAAATTGCCAATGGGAATATTACGGCAGAAAAGCTCAGTGGGGCGCAAACGGGAACTGCTCCAGTTTTCGGGGTTCGAGCATGGGCTAATTTCAATTCTCTAAGCAATACAGATGTAGCTGGCACGTTTTCTCGTTCTGGCACGACTGTAACTGTAACGGTCACTGGTCATGGGTTGATTGCTGGAAACTTGATTTTTATTGATTTTACAGCAGGAACTGGAACGGTTGCTCCTGATGGGCTTTATGTTGTAGCAAGCGTAACTGATGCAAATGTTTTCACCGTTACAAGTGCAGCATCTGCTACTGGCACTGGAACTGTTGCATTAAGAAGAAAAACAATTCGTGCAAGTGGCAACATTTCTTGCATTTCTGCTGCGCGAGAAAATCCAGTGATCCCTCCGACTACATCAGTCGCTCCTGAAGACGGTTTTTATGTTGCCAACTTTCTTATTCCTATGCCTGATACCAATTTCGGTGTTTTTGGCTCTGTTAGCACATCTTTAGGATTTGCTGTTACTGATGGAAACGACATTCTTTCTGGCTCGTCATACAATGCCCAAAGCGCAAGGATTATTACATTGCGAGCTTCTAATGAGTTTCCAACATCAAACGCTGTAAATATTATTTCCGTTGTTGGATGAGCAAACACTTAGAGCTTTCACGAAAACTTTATGAATCTCACGACATCGACTTTCAAAGCCTACTCGGATGGCACTTGTGCTACGGGGTTGTCGTGTCAACTCCATCGGTTTTCGCTTTGTTCTACTATTCTCATAGTAATTCTCCTGAAACGCCTGTTTCAATTGAGGATTCGGACACACTTTACGCTACTATGTGTTGCGGAAATATGCGCGATTCACTGGAACTACTTAAAGACAGCTACACTTACGTTGCTTTTCGGCGCGA